ATTAAGGAGTACAACCCTAGAAAAGAAAAAACTAATTGGTTGAAAGACCAAGAAGATTTAAAATTCTACAACACCCAGGCTTGGCGAAAATTATCAATTGCTTATAAAATGAGCAACCCAGTGTGTGAGGTTGACGAATGCACACAGCCATCATATTACACGGATCACATAAAGCCAGTTTCTGAGGGCGGTGATAAATGGGATACCAATAATTTTCAAGCACTTTGCAAAAGTTGCAACGCGTCCAAAACTGCAAAACAATCAAAAAGGTAAAATTATTTACATACAATTAACTTGCTTAATAATTTAATTTGCACTAATGATTGGTGATGTTGTATATTCTTTATTAAACGTTTCGGCGGTGACTAGTTTGGTTGCACAACTGAACTATGGAATTTCTGCACAAGAAGACTTATTTCCGCGTGTGATTATCACAGAGAGTGGCACCCCGGAAAACTTCAAAGATGGGTATAGTATTATCAATCATGATGTTGACATAAATATATATGCATCAAAGGGTAAGGACGGCAATGGTGGATTTTTGCAAGCGTCAAACATAGCGGATGAAATTGAAACGATTTTGCACCGGTACAAAGGCACAGTAAATGGCAAAGTAATAAAACAAACATTGTTGAGCAATACAGAAATTTCATTTGATAACACCAGCCAATGTGCCAGAGTAATCATGGAATATTCAATAAGACAAAATAAAACATAAAACAAAATGGCAATAACACTAGAAAACTTAGTAGGAATGGAAGGCGGGCTGTACACGGATGGAACCGTTGCGGCTACTTCATCTGATAATTACCAATTTTTGGTAGTAAATGAAGATGCGGTATTCACTACACTCACAGATCAAGAAGACACTAACCTTATAACCGCATGGGGAATCAGCGGAAAAACAATAACCAAGGGCATGATAATCAGCCCAAAAGGTGAAACGGCATTTAAAAGTGTTGTGGTTGCAAGTGGGTCTGTATTATTAATTAGAGGGTAATGTTTGGGTACGGTTTCCAATACAGCAAGATTGACACCGGCACACCTGGGCAAGTGATCGCATTGGCTTACAAGCTACGAGTGATTGCAGACGGTGGAGTTTATGAAAACAATACTTGCTTAGTTCGATTTTTAAATAATTTAAACAATATATGAGTGTATTAGATGACGCAAGTTTAGTCTTAATCCCTAGTGGATATAAGAGTGGTAAGCTATATAGTGTAGTGCCTGTTCCTTCATACGGGGCGGAGTTGGTTACTAATGGAGATTTTGCAACAGATAGTGATTGGACAAAAGGTACAGATGTTACTATTAGTGGAGGCAAAGCTAATTGGAATAATGCTCCTAATAACAATGGTGTAACTCAAAGTAATGTATTTGCAATAGGGAAAAACTACAAGGTTACATTTACTGTATCAAATTATGTTAGTGGAACATTAAGAGTTCGTTATCCTATTGAAGACAGAGTAAGTGCAAATGGAACATATACATTTTACCTTTATTCAATTCAAACAGACTTATTTTTACAAGGCGAAGGAACTTCAAGTTTCTCAATCGACAACGTATCCGTAAAAGAAGTACTAGTAGCAGCAGCAGACTTAGATTTCACACGTAGCACAACTGGCACGAGAGTGAACCCTGACGGGTTGATAGAGGATGTATCTTGGAATTTGATAACGTATTCAGAGGACTTTAGTAATGCCTATTGGACAAAATCAGGCTCAAGCGTAGTAAGCGGACAAACAGACCCTAACGGGAATAGTGGGGCGTTTAAGTTGGTTGAGGATACGAGTACTGGGAATCATAGGGTATTCTCATCAACTCAAACTGTTTCAAGTGATGCGGTAGTAACTAGTAGTATTTATGTAAAGAGTGCAGAAAGAAGTTGGTGTTTATTACAAGAAAGTCAATCAGGTTCAGGTTACTACTTTAGAAATGGTATTGTTGGCAGTTCTACCGGCTCCCCTTTGAGTTATAATATAGAGGCTCTTTCAGATGGATGGTTTAAATACTCAATAACAACTACTGCCGTTTCTACCGCAACAAGATTAATGTTTTTTATAGCTGAAAGTGATGGCGTAAAATCTTACGCAGGCGATGGAACATCAGGTGTCTACATATTCGGGGCTCAACTAAACAAAGGCTCGTTAAAAACCTACCTGCCAACACAAGGTAGTTTGGTTAACTTCCCACGTATAGACTACACTAACGGATGCGGTCAGCTATTAATGGAGCCTCAGAGAAGTAATTTGATTACTCAATCTGAGGCGTTCGGGAATAGCTATTGGACAAAGAGCGGGGCTACAATAGAGGGCGATGCGAGTACAGCAGGAGTTGAGAAGGTTGTAAACGGAGATTTTGCAACAGATAGTGATTGGAATAAAGGAACGGGAGCAACTATAAGCGGAGGTAAGTTAAATATTTCATCAACTATAAATGTAAACACTACACAATCTAATGTGTTTGCAGTTAGTAAAATGTACAAAGTAACTCTTGAGGTTTCTAATGTAGTTGGAACTTTGAGTTGTAGAGTATGGAATAGTTCAGTCGTTGGTGTAAATATAACTTCGGCGGGTAATTATGAATTTTATTACTCCCCAAATTCTGTAAGTGGAATAACAATCACAACTTTAAGCGATAACACAGCAACTTACTCAATAGACAACATATCAGTAAAAGAAGTACAAGGCTTCGCCTCACCAAGTGCAGACAGCCCAACGGGGGCGTTTAAGTTGGTTGAGGATAGTGCGACATCGAGGCATTATGTCGAAATGACAGGAATAGGTACTTCTGCTGTTAACTATGCAAATTCGGTATATGTTAAATCTTCAGGAAAGAATAAAATAGGTTTAAGAGAGAATGCAACAACTGGAAAATATGCATCTTTTGATTTAAGTACTGCGTCTGTTTTAGATACAAACGGGATAAGTGCTAATATAGAATTAATATCAGACGGTTTTTATAGAATTGATTTCACGACATTAACCTCAACTTCGACAAGGTTTGGAATTGAGCTGTTAAGCGATTCATACACTACGGGTGTAATTCATAACGGTTACACAGGAGACGGCACAAGCGGAGTATACATATTCGGAGCTGATTTAGAGCAAGGCTCTTACCCTACTTCCTACATACCAACATCAGGCACAAGCGTGACTAGAACGGCAGATGCAAGCACTACAAGCGGACTATCTTCTGTGATAGGACAAACGGAGGGTACTTTGTATACTGAATTTGAATTAACAGACGAGAGTGCTTTTACTATTCTTGAAGTAAACTTAGCGAACTCTACGACTAATAGGATACTTGTTTACCGTAATGGCACGAATGTGATTTTTATCGTACAAGTCGGAAACGTTATACAGATAAATGATACAGTCTCCTTTGCCTTTGCTGAAACAAATAAGGTTGCGGTTACCTATCAAACAGATAACTTTAAAATATACGTTAACGGCTCACTTTTAAAAACGTATACGAGCGGTGATATTCCATCTTCTTTAGACACCCTCGCATTATTAGACAATAATTTATCTAGCAAAAAGCAAACTATAAATGCTCTAGCGTTATTCAAAACTCGTTTAACCAACACACAACTTATAGACCTTACAACACTATGATATTTAATAAGTACGAATTCACAGATTGGGAGACCGTAAAAGCTACCCTATACACAACCACAGAAGAGGGCGAAGTGTTAATACCTCAAATAAACGCTATTCACGAGATAGGTTATATATGCCTTGAAACAAATGAAGAGGGTGAATGTATCAATCTATCCACGAAATACGCAGTAGACATATTATTCAATGAGGAGTACACCGCACTAGATGCGAGTATAGTCTATCCGAATCCTGACGGGGTACATATCTTCGCTGGATGCTCTGAACTATATTTAGATTCATTTTGCAACGTTAACCCTGAAAGTCCTTATTGCGTGATACCTGATGAAGATATATCTTAGCACCGTAGTAGGCACATTGTTTATTTTCTTTGCTCCTATAAAGGGCATCATTTTAATGGTGGCCCTGGCAACAATCTTGGATACTTGTTTTGGGATATGGAAGGCTAAGAAATTAGCTGAACCAATAACCAGTAAAATATTCAGAAATGGACTAGTGCCAAAATTAGTTAGTTATGTTGCAGCGGTGATGCTCATATATGCTTCTGACGTGTTTATAATAAATGCATTAACTATGAGTGTGGTGAGTGTGGAATTTATATCTACAAAAATAATTGCCTTGGTATTATTATCTATTGAAATAAAAAGCATGGATGAATCTTGGATATCAGTAAAAGGCTATTCATTCATTGACAAAATAAAGTCAATTATAAACAAACTCAAGGATCTAAAAAAGCAATTCTAATGAATTGGAGCCTGGCAGTAGTATTCCACTACCCTCATGACAGGTTTGCTTTAGGCTGGGAATATATTGCACCGGATAAAAATAATCAATATAATACAATAACTTTGTATTTATTAATTGCAACAATTAAATATAATTATGCGACAAATTGATAAAATTATTATTCATTGCTCTGCAACGCCAGAAGGTAGAGACGTAAAAACTGAAGAGATTAGACGGTGGCACATTGAAGAAAGAGGGTGGTCAGATATTGGCTACCATTATGTAGTTGAGCTGGATGGATCTGTTAATATGGGCCGGCACACTGACAGCATAGGAGCTCATACAAGGGGTGAAAATACGGGCAGCATTGGCATTTGTTATGTTGGTGGTATGGATGCAAATATGGAGCTTGCAAAAGACACCAGGACAGAAGCACAAAAGAAAGGGTTAAGGTGTTTAATATCTGACCTTAAAAAAAAATATGGTACATTAACAATTCACGGACATAACGAGTACTCAACCAAAGAATGTCCTAGTTTTAACGTAGATACAGAGAGCTACTAAATGGAAAATAATATATATCTTGATGCATTTAATACATACCCCCAAACAGAAAACGAACAACGAAAAGATTATTTCATTCGGTTAAGTTCTATAATTGGCAAATCACCGCTAACCATAAAGGAGCGGTTCGGGCTGTACAAATCAAAAATAGATAATTATTGTGAGGGGGCTGGGTTGCCAACTTCCCAGGTGAAGCATGGATGGGTGAAAACAAAAGACACATCTTTGTTTTTTACAAACCCAGACTATGAAGGGGCGGTGTCTTATGATAAGATCCGTGAAAAACTGATAAAAGACTTAAAAGCATATTCCCCAAAATATCCAAAGATAAAACGCAACAAATCAAAGGATGGCCATTTATTGGTGATTGATCCGGCTGATGTTCACATAGGCAAACTATGCGAGGCCTTTGAAACTGGTGAGGACTATGATACCAATATTGCCGTGAAACGTGTGAAGGAAGGTGTACAAGGTATCATTGACAAATCAAAGGGGTTTAATATAGACCAGATCCTTTTTATCGGTGGCAACGATATATTGCACATTGACAGCCCAAAGAGACAAACCACATCCGGCACCCCGCAAGATACGGATGGTATGTGGTATTCAAATTTTCTAAAGGCAAAGCAGATCTATGTAGATGTACTTGAAATGTTGTTACCTATTGCAGACGTTCATTTTACTTTCAACCCGTCAAACCACGATTATCAAAGTGGGTTTTTCTTGGCTGATGTCATCCAAACCTGGTTCAGAAAAAACAATAATATTACATTTGATTGCTCTATTTCCCATAGAAAATATTATAAATACAATCAAAATATGATTGGCACCACTCACGGGGATGGAGCCAAGGCCCAAGACTTACCGCTATTGATGGCGGTTGAAGCCAAAGATTATTGGGCCACAACTAAACACCGTTACGTCTATACTCACCACGTGCATCATAAGACGTCAAAGGATTACCAGGGTGTAACTGTTGAATCATTAAGATCACCAAGTGGCACAGATTCCTGGCATCACCGCAACGGATACCAACACGCACCAAAAGCAATTGAGGGTTTTCTGCATTCAAAAGAACACGGACAAATTGCTAGGTTTACGCATCTTTTTTAAGGCCAAACAAAAAGGACACCCCGCCAAATAAGGCGACAAACGTAAAAGCAATTTCATTGGCTACACTATGAAAGTTCACATAGGTTTGAAGGATCCCGGAAATGGCTAATATAGCCACTAGGAAAAAAAGACTGCTAATTGCTAAATGTTTCATTTCTTTGTATTTTATTAATAGTTAGTAGTGTCTTTATAACCTCAAGACGTCTGTTTAAATTCTCGATAGTCTCTGCTTTGCCTTCCAGCTCCGTAAGCCTATTCTCTAGTATTTCTATAAGTTTGTTCATATCGTTATAGCATTATTTTGTTTGTTTAAATCTTAATGTTCTATCACCAAATTGTACTGCAACTGCAATACTCCAAGACAATATTTTTGTTTCGGGATTGTCTACTTCACCATCAAACTGCATTGCTTCTGATTTGTTTTGAGTAAATTCGATAGCGTTTCCGTTTTGACTGTTAGATAAGTAACCATGTCCGTTTATTTGTAAGAAGTAATTTGTGTTTGTCATTGATTAAGATAATATTAGTTCGTTATTGATGTACCACTTTATTTCTCTGCCACGTGGTTTTAGTTCGTTTAATGCTTTCTTGAATCTCCATAAACTCCAATCTTCGTTTGTAGTTTCTTCGAATGTCTTTACAACTTTGTTGTCTTCTAATAATTCTGCTTTGTAATTTGTCATTTCTTTCTCTCTTTGTTAGTACAAACATACGTATAAACTTTCAATACACAACTATTTATTATTTATTTCCCAATAGTACTTACACTCAAGATCATAAGGGGTGAGATAAAAGTATGATTGCCCATACACCTTTGGCATTGCTTTGAATCTGTGGCACGTTTCCTTAAGTGGGCAGTCCGTACCTTTACACATTGTTATATCTGGCATTTGTTTTGTTTTATAAATATAAATAATAAGGGTAGGATTCGAACCTATGCTAAACGATTTTCACCGTTCTTGGAAGCCAAATCCTCGTTTGTTTATTTGTTAGCAATACCCTTACTACCTATTTCGTTAACGGATTAATATTGCTAAGATAGCAACGCACACGCTAGCAAAAGAAATATTTCTATTCCTGGCTATCTTCACATCTTTGTCTTTGACTATATCGCTTAATCTATTTACAGACGTTTTAAGCGACTTTATATCTCTATCGGCACTATCTACTATTTGAAGTAGCAAAAGCTCATTAGAGTGGTTTATTATGGCTTGGTCGGATAAAGAATCCTTTTGCAAAAGTTCAATGTATATACCATCCATCTGATTAATGGTAATAATAACCATAGTATCACCAGTCTTCTCATTGATTAATACGCTTTGCGAATAGCTTAACGCGGTCAGGAGTAGGCAAAGCCCGGTAAATGTTAATTTTCTTTTCATAATATAATTTGATTGTATCTTGTTTTATTTTCAGTACTTCTATTTCTTGGTAAATTGTTTCTGTATTGGTTAATATTATAGGATCTATATGGCTGGGCGGAATGGGTGTTTTAATATTGATAATCTTAATTATAAACCAAAGTAAAGCTGTTGCCATAAACAGACCTATAAATGCGTCTATTATAGTATTTCTTTTCATAATTAATCTATATTACAAAAGCATTCAAATGAAGGGTCACCGTCAAACATACCCAACTGGCTCTGAGCTTTATCCTTTAATTGCTTATATGATATTTCTTTCTTAAATGTATGACTAGACTTTTGCTCTTGCTCTATCCACCAATCAAATATTTCGGGCTTCTCCTTCGCTATGATAGCTAACTTACCTTTTCCTTTTAAGAAGCATCCGTCACAATTTCCATAAGGTTCGTTTAAGTTTAGGTCAAAATCTTGCCCCTCCCAATAGTCCAATACATCAGGCTTGGTTATTCTCCATTTTACTAAGGGGTGTTCTACTTCCATGTATTGCGGCAGCATAGATGTTTTACTCCAGCGTCTAGGCTCGTCGTATCTTATTCCGACATAATGATTCCACTCTTTTACTCCTATACTTTTAGCCCACCGCTTTAGTGTGTTAATTTTTAATTGCTCCGTACAAAATCTCATCATAGTATTGGGCAATACACCCCTTTTATAAGCTATCAATTCTTCAAATGGTCTGCCGTTTCTTGATGCACTTTCATAGTCCACTACTTCAAAATTATTCCCGTACCTATACTCTAACCAAACTATATTAAGATTCCATCTTTTGTCACACTCATTTATAAAGTCTAACGTCTCAGGCATTTCTTTCCCAGTGTTTTCAAATGCTACTATGTAATCATCTAAGCCCTCGTCTATCAATCTCTTTGTCATGTATGCAGAAGTTCTGCCACCGCTAAAATTTATAATCTTCATATCTTTCATTTAGTTAATCTATCTATGTCAATCCAATTATCTTCTAGTATCTCAGCAATATGCTCAAAGACTATATCTAAAGGGTCTGGATTATCCGTCCTACTTTCTGCCTCCCACTCTACTTTCTTCCTCATATTACAAGCTATCTGAGACAATGCAAATGCCATATCTTGTGCTTTTACACATTGGTTGTATCTATGCTCGTCCATTTCGTCGTCCAAGTCGAAGGTTAATTGTGCTTTCATATCTTCATATAGTTAATTGCGAAGTCAATTGCTATCCCCAGCTCTTCGGGGTCAGGCATCCTATATATGGAAGGCACTTCATTAT